CTGTCTACGAGAACTACCGTGCTGCTCTACGTGATGTACCTGCACAGGCTGGCTTCCCAGATAACGCACTGCCTGAAAGCCCTGACGAGTCACCATACGCTTCTTGGGTTTATGACAGCACTAACTTTGTCTGGAATGCTCCACTGCCAAAGCCAGAGGGTCAAGCGCACTGGGATGAAGATGCTTACCAAGAAGACAACACTACTGGATGGATACAGATATGACAATTACCAGAGATTTTGCCAACGTATCAGGCGGACTAACTAGTACGGTTACAGAGCTTAATTACACCGATGGTGTAACTAGCAACATACAAACTCAGCTAGACACTCTGTCCACCGTCCCTCCTGTTGGCACGCAAACAGGTAGTTATACCCTAACTACTGCTGACACAGGTAAGTACGTTCAGGTAGGCGCAGGTGGCTCAATTACCATACCAGACGCTACGTTTTCCGAAGGTGACGTTGTTAGCCTAATAAACAATACATCCGGAGACATTACAGTAACTTGCTCAATCACTACTGCTTATGTAGGTGGCACAGACGCAGATGTTGCAAGCGTAACTTTAGCGACCCGTGGATTGTGTACTATATTCTTTCTTTCTGGAACTGTTTGTGTAATTAATGGGAACGTGTAATGGCAGGTATTCTTCAGTTAATGTGTGGCGCGGCGGCTACAGGTGGTGGGATTACAGCTAGTTTGTTCGTACTTGCAGGTGGCGGGTCAGGCGGGAGGGGTATGAACGGCGGCACTGGCGGTGGCGGCGGTGGCGCGGGTGGTGCGGCTATAGAATCCGAATATGAGCTGGCACCCGGTACTGTATACACTGTAACCATAGGTGCTGGTGGCGTTAGGACTTACACCACAAGCAATGGTAATCATTCATTTTTTGGCGCTGTTCAGGGTATTGGTGGCGGCGGTGGTGGAGCTCGGTACGGCGGGAACCCCGGTCGTGATGGTGGGTGTGGGGGCGGGGGTGCCATTAATAACGCCGGTGGGGTAGGCTCTCAAGGGTTTGATGGTTCGAGCGCCGGTGGCGGCGGTGGCATGGGTGGTGCTCCGTATTATAGCGGCGGTAGCGGTATCGCTTGGGAAGGGCAAGGTACTTTTGGAGGCGGTGGTGGTGGCTGTATACCTTATGCTGGCTCGGGTGGCGCGGGTGGCGCTGGCGGTGGCGGTCAGGGAGGTGGTTTTTACACTATAGCTTACGGTGGTTCCGCTAGTTATGGCGGCGGTGGCGGTGGCGGTGGTTATGGCAGTGGTGGTGATGGCGATAGCTATGCTGGTAGTGGTGGTAGTGGTCGAGTAATGCTGAAAATATTAACTGCGGATTATACAGGAATAGCTACAGGTACACGTAGCACAGTAGTAGATGGGGACTACACTATCATTCGCTGGACAGGTTCAGGGAGTTACACAGCATGAGTCATTTTGCAAAAGTAGAAAATGGGATTGTTACGCAGGTTATTGTTGCCGAACAAGACTTTGTGGACACGCAGGAAGGCACTTGGGTGCAGACTTCATACAATACTTATGGAGGTGTGCATTATAGTCCTGAAACTATGGAGCCAGATGGTGGCGTAGCACTAAGAAAAAACTATGCGGGTATTGGTCATACTTACGACTCAAACAGAGATGCGTTTTACGAACCACAGCCTTTCCCAAGCTGGACATTAAATGAAACGTCTTGTCTGTGGAAAACACCCATTCCAATGCCAGAAGATGGAAACATGTATATGTGGGATGAAGATGCGTATCAGGCAGACAATACAACAGGCTGGGTTATATATGAAACTCCATCCGAATAAAATTCAAGGGCGCAAAATATAACAATGATAAATTTATTTAATAATAAAAAGATTATAATTAAAGCCTATACAAACATGGATACGGGTATACACAAATATTATCCACCAACAAAACCAAAAAAACCCGTATGGTTTAAAAATCTACCGTCACTGACACCACTGCAAACAGCTAGAGCTTTTCTTCAGAACGGCGAAGGTCGTAACATAAAGACCTGCCCCGCTTTTGCTAGTCTTTATAGCCGGGGGTTCATGATTCCTTTGTGGTCTGATTTGTATTTAAACATAGGGAAAATCGGCACAGAGGATTGGCAGTATCAATTTGCAGATACGCGAAGCTCTATTGATCAACATACTTATAGCCAATACAAAGGTATGGTAGATGAAAATTATGTCCATTTAAAACTCAGATCACCGTGGACTTTATACTCAGATAAATCGGTAGATTTTATAGCTATGAAGCCAGCATTAGAAATTAAATCTTTACAGGGATTAGAAATATTAACGGGAGTGGTTAATTTACATAAGCAGACAACTAGCGATGTTAATTTATTTATAAAGAGAGAGCCTGAAGAAAAAGAAATTATTATCAAAGCAGGAACCCCTATATATCATTATATTCCGCTACAGGATGCAAAAATTGAGATGGATGTAAGGGCATTATCCAAAGAAAGCGATGAATTTTTAGACACAAGATTAGTACCGCAACAATGTTTTTCAGGCTCAATGTATAAAGAAATTAATGACTAGTACGATAAGAAACCGGATAACTATAGGCTAGAAAAATGATTGAGGTCATGGCGGCAGTTAGCCTTGCAAATAGTGCCTTCAATGCCCTTAAATCAGGATTGGAAAAAGGCAAAGAATTGCAGGACATGGGCGAGACTCTTGGCAAGTTCTGGGATGCCAACGAGTCTATCGCGCAGGCTAGTATCGAGAATGAGACAGCGACCTACGCCAAAAAACTGTTGCAGGGCAAAAGCATCGAGTCACAGGCGCTAGAAATAACTATCGCAAAGACCAAAGCTCGGGAAATGGAAAACGAACTGCGCGAATTCTTGATTTATTCTGGGCAGGGTGAGTTCTACCGCGAGATGTTGCGGGAAAGACGCGCTATCAAGAACCAGCGTTTACGGGAAAAGCGAGCGCAGGAGCTAGCCAAAAAAGATGCTATGGATTTGGCTCTAATTACTTTCCTGTTTGCTCTTGGTGGCGGTGTAATAGCCGCTATCGTTGCGATGATTGCGGAGGCACAGTGAATGCCAGCCAAAAAAAAGTATCCTACCGACCCGACCTTCCTTGACGTAGCCCAAGCCACACCCAGACAGCGTGAGTATTATCATGCTTACATGGAAAAGAAGTCAGTGTATGACGCTGCTAAAAAGCTGGGTATTGCTCATCAAAATATCTATACAGACCTTGATAAATTGGTTTTACGCGCATCACAGCGCGGGTGGACGGAGCATTCAGATAACACCAGATTTGTACCGCCCGGTCAGAAGCTGGTAGGTCAGTCTACGCTTACTAAAGACGAAGAAGGCAACACCGTTTGGATAAAGACCAAAGCTGAGTTTGAACAAAAGCAACAAGCCTTTAAAGCCTTTGTTGACGAACTCTCTCAGACCATCAAGCCCGTCAAAGCAAAGCCCAAGCCAAAGAAAGTAAAATACGATCCTGATTTACTTCCCACTATTATCATTGGTGATGCCCACATCGGGATGAAAGCTGACGGCAATCTGACCCGTGGCAGGGATTTTGATGTAAACATCGCCACATCAGAGATTAAGGATGCTGTCACTTCACTGGTGGATTGTGCGCCCACAGCAAAGCATGCGTTGCTTGTGAATGTCGGTGATTACACTCATTCAGATAATTCTGCCAGCACCACAACTCGCGGCACATCTGTTGACATGGACACGCGCTACGAGAACGTCATGCGGTCAGCGGCTCACACCCTGATTTTCTCAATCGACAAGATGTTGGAAAAGTTCGAAACGGTACAGGTGGTTATAGCCAGAGGCAATCACGACTCAGATACGGCAATTTCCATACAATTGTGTTTAGAGATGTACTACTCGAAAACCCCAAGAGTGAACATGGTTCCGCAGAAAGGGTTTTTCCACTATTTGCAGTTTGGCAAGAACCTGCTGGGTATTCACCACGGAGACAAAGTGAAAGCTGAAAAGCTGGCCTCAATACTCCCAAGGGACATGCCAAAGGCTTGGGCGGAGACTACTCATAGATATTGGCTGCTGGGACACTTCCATCACCAAGATGTGAAAGAATGCGACAATGGCGTAATCGTTGAGAAACATGGCTGTCTCGCTGGGGGCGCACCGGACGCATGGCATTCCGGTCAGGGATATGGTTCGGCTTCAGTAATGAATATGATTGTTTATCGCAAGTCAGGCGGGAAAGCTATCACTCACACTTACGAGATCCCCCGTGAATACCATGAGATTGATTCTAAAATAGGCGGGTAGAGGTTATAATGTGAAACACGTTGCCGAATTTATTTTAACTGTTCTATATTACTCTGATGGGCAGTACACGCCAGAGGATATTGAGAATCTCTTGGTTATCATTAATGAATACTCTGATGATAAGCCTGATCTCAAAATAGTGAATTTACCAATGGATGTAGAATAATGGATTTTCAAATAGCATTTAATTTAGCGCTTAGTGTAGTTATGATGCTAAGTGGCTGGATGATCAGATCCGTTTACGATGCCATCAATAAATTGAGAAACGATCAGGTACAGTTAGAGAGGTTGATGTATGCGGATTTCGTTAAAAAGGACGATTATCGAGAAGATATACGGGAAATTAAGTCAATGCTGTCGGGTATATTTAACAAGCTGGATAACAAAGAGGATAAAAAGTAATGGAGAAGATCAAAGCAAA